CGATCTAATCTAAGCAAATCAATCCAAAATTTTGGGAGGGGGTATTTTATTTTCCCCTATCTTTGCCCTATGCCGACGTTAAATAACAAATCAACCAGACGTTTTGCACCAAAACAAAGGTCGCAGAACACATTCTATGGAACTCCTCGGTGGAAGAGAACCAGGAAGATGCAAAAAATGAAGCAACCATTATGCGAGGCTTGTTTATTGAGGAACATTTACACCGATTGCTCAGATGGTAACAACAATGGTATTGCTGACCACGTTGTTAGATTGCTTGATGGTGGTCATCCTTATGATCAAAACAACCTTTTTACCTTGTGCAGACTTTGTCACGATACAAAATCTAATATGGAAGGAAGGGGTTACAGTCCAGCAAGGTTTATAAGTGAAGATTATTTTTATTTACCAGTTTCAAAAAATGATGTACTTTTACAAATAAATAGTAAATATGAAAACAAATAAATTAAAAGAATTGCAAGGAACACTAAAAACTGCTAGGGTTAAGAATATTACCTCTCAACCTATAGAAAATAAGAATTTATTAGGTTTGAGCGAAACAGAGCAAGAAATCGTACAGTTGATGAAAAGTCATCTTGAAGAAGCCGATGCATCACAAAAGGTAGATATTATGACAATTAACCTAACTGCTAGATTATTGACCGTTTTAAACAAGGCTGCTGAAAATGTACTAGCAAATAACGGTGTTATGACTTTTCCAAACGGCACACAACAAGTTTCTCCGGAGTGGAGTATTTTTAAACAAGGCATGGAGATGTACAATGATATGTCGGACAGGCTTGGACTAGATCCGAAGTCAAGATTGAAATTAGAATATTTTTCAAGGATGGACAAAAAAGATGAAGACCCTATTATGAAATTAATAAAGAATGCCTAATGTTTGCACTAGAATCGGAAATTATTGGTGCTTACGCAAAATTGGCTATTGAAAGACATTATAATGACTTAAAAAAGTCTGAATTATCTAATTACCCATACTACTATGACGAAAAAGCGGCTAACACCTATATTTCGTTTATGAGGGTATGTAGATTGACTAAAGGTGAATATGCAGGACTAAATGTGAACGTTATGCCTTGGCAAGAGTTTTTTTGGTCTATGATTTTTGGTTGGAAGCGTAAAATTGACAAAAAACGTAGATTTAGGAAAGTTTATCTTGAGATTGCAAGAAAAAATGCTAAAACTGAGACTGCTGCATTAACGGCGGTAGCTAATTTTATTCTTGATGGCGAAAAAGGTGCGGAGATTTATACCGCGGCAACTACCCGTGACCAGGCAAGGATATGTTGGGATGCTGCAAAAGTAATACTTGAATACCTAAAAAAAGATTCTGTTGCAGTCAACAAGATGATACAAGTTCGTGCGCACTCTATTTATAGCACATCAAGTAATTCAAAGATGGTTCCGGTGTCTTCTGATGCTAAAACACTAGATGGACTAAATCCACACGTTGCAATCATTGACGAAATGCACGCGCACCCCGATTCTTCAATCTTAGAAATTATGGAATCTGGTATTGGGTCAAGAACTCAGCCATTAATACTAATTACCACTACTGCTGGGTTTAACAAGGAAAGTCCTTGTTATCAGTTAAGAAAAGTATGTATTGATATAATTAAGGGTCATAAAGATGATGATGCCGTATTCCCTTTAATATTTTCTCTTGATGATGAAGATGATTGGCAAGATAGCACTACATGGGTAAAGGCTAACCCATCGCTAAATGTTACAACTGGAATGGGTTATCTCCAAGATCAGTATACAAAAGCTATAAACGAAGGTGCAGCAAAGCAAATTGGATTTATGACCAAGAATTTAAATTTTTGGACAAACACCCATGCGACTTGGATAAATGAAAATTCTTGGAACGAATGCGAATTTAAGGTCAATGATGACTTTTTTAATGACAGACCTTGTTTTGGAGGGTTAGACTTAGCACAAACAATTGATATTAGTGCGTTTTGTTTGTTTTTCCCTGAGTATAACGGCAAAAAAGCATATTTATTGTGGTTTTATTGGATTCCAGAAGAAAATGTAAAAGAAAGATCATTAAGGGATGGTGTTCCCTACATGGATTGGGCTAGAAATGGTAGTATTAGGGTTACTAATGGTAACATTGTAGATAATGAGGTTATTATTAATGATATATTTGTTATTTTCCAAAAATACAACATTAGAAGTCTTGCTTATGATCCTTGGAGAGCAACTCACGTTGTTATTTCTTTACAAGAGCGTGGAGTTAACGTTAGACCATTCCCTCAGTCTTTTCCAGAAATGAATACACCTATATGTGAATTTGAAAAAATGATTGTCGGTAAGAAAATATTTCACAATGGTGACCCAGTTTCCAAGTGGATGTTACAAAATGTTGCTTTAATTATAAATTCTACCGGATTAGTTAAATTTGATAAGCGTAAGTCAAATGAGAAAATTGACGGCATGGTTGCAGCAGCAATGGCTATTGGAGAGGCAATTGACCCAAAAAATAAATTAAATTTAGATTTTAATTTGATAATTGGTTAAAATAATTATTTGCACATTAATTTTATAATATTCATCTTTGTACTATGAATTTAGTAACCAAAATAGTAAATTACTTTAAACGTTCAAGAGTTTCCAATCTTGGTCCCGCCAAAGACTGGAAATTGTATCAAGAATTATTTGGTTCTAACCAGAGAAGAGTATCTCACGAAACCTCTTTATCTATACCAGCATATTTTAGGGCTTTAACTATTTTAAGTGAACAATTGGCATCATTGCCTTTTTCTATTTACGAAACTACTACAGATGGTAAGATTATAGAAGCGGTAAATCACCCAATGTACAATCTTATAAAATTTAGACCATCAAAAAAATATGATACGTTTAGTTTTAGAGAAGCGATTGTCCGTCAGGTGGTTAATGGTTCTATGGTTCAGAAATCTGGTAATGTATTAATCATTCCGGAAAGAAATCAAGCAGGAAAGATATTGTCGTTAAATTTAGTAGATTCTCCTTGGGAGATGTACCAAATAAATGACGAGTTTTTTTATAAAATAGAAAATCAAGAATCAATTTATTCATCAGATGAGGTATTGCATATTAAAAGTTTTAGTGATAATGGTTATTGGGGTAAAAGTGTTATTGAGGCAGGCAGAACAACTTTATCAAGAGCATTACATGAAATTGATTATGGTAATGACATTTATGCAAAGGGTACAAATTTAAGTGGAACGGTAGAAACGGAACATATTTTAAATGAGGATCAGTTAAATCTTGTTAAAAAACAATGGCAAGACAAACACGGTGGTGCTAATAATCAGCAAAGTGTTGCTTTCTTACAGGCTGGATTTAAATTTAAGCCTATTAGTGCTAAATTAGAGGCTGCTGATATTGATGCAAGGAAATTAACCATTGAAGATATTAGTAACTTAACTGGTGTACCTGGTTTTCTTCTTATAGGTCAAAATAACATATCTCAGACAAATATTGAGATATTAAACAGAATATTTGTTCAATATACCCTGCGTGCATGGACAAAACGTATAGAAAACGAATTTAATACTAAATTATTTCCAGAAAGTGAATGGGGTAAATATAATGTTAAATTAGATTTAGATGAATTGTACAGAGGTGATGTTATGGCAAGAGCGGAGTATTACACTAAACTTTATAACATTAGAGCAATAGCACCTAATGAGATTAGAGCATTAGAAAACTTTAATCCTTATGAGGGTGGTGACCAATTTGGTTTACCTTTAGCATCTAATAGCAGAGAAGTACCATTGGGTGAAACTCCAGTACAAAAACCTGTATAATGGAAAACACAGATGTATTAAATTATAAAGAAATGGAAAGAAGATATTTTAATATTGAGTTTAGGAGTTCTGAGGAAAGAAAAATAATTGGAATTGCCTCATCTTTAAACAGATCCTATGATATGGGTAGTTTTGATGAGGAGATTCACATGGATGCTTTTAACGAGGCTGATTTTTCCGAAGCGGCTGCTTTATTTAACCATGACCAAAACATTGTACTTGGAAGGGTTAAAAATAATACACTACAAATAAAAAGAGACGGTGATTCACTAGTTTATATTATTGATCCACCTGAAACAAACGCTGCTGAAGATGTAATGAAATTAATTAAAAGAGGTGATATTTATCAGTCCTCTTTTGCTTTTTCATTAAAGGATAAAGGCGATAGTTGGGAAATGAAAGAAGGTAGAATGAAAAGAATTATTACTAGAATTGACAAAGTGTATGATGTTTCGCCAGTAACTTATCCGGCTAACCCAAACACTACTGTTGCTGCTCGTAGTATGGAAAATTATATTCAACAAACAGGAAATGCGGAATGCAATTTTTCGGAGTTTGTCGAATTTTTAAACAATCTTAAAAAATATTAAAATGTTAAAATCAGATGAATTAAAACAAGTGCGTTCCGCTAAAATAGAAGAAATGCGCACTTTGATTTCTGCTATTGAAACATTGGGAGCAAACGCTAACGATGAGCAAAGGGCGAAATTAACTAACTTTAGAACAGAGGTATCCAATATCGAAAGTGATATTGAAAATCATTTAGTATTAGAGGCTGAAGTAAAAAGAAATGCTGAATTTACTGTAAGAACCAAAGAAACTCGTGTTTCAGAGGAAAGTAAGGTAAAAAAGAATTATTCTTTTCTTAGAGCAGCATCTTTATTGTCTAATAACAAAAATCTTGATGGTCTTGAGGCAGAGATGCACCAAGAGGCTGAAAGAGAGTTTAGGGCAGCAGGTATTTCTCCTTCAGGAAATTTATTTGTTCCTAAAATGTATGTTGCTAGGGAGAAAAGGGATATGACTGTAGGTTCTGCCCCAGGTGGTGGAAATACTGTAGCAACAATATTAGGTGACTTGATTCCATTTCTTGATCCTCGTTTGGCAGTTATTAATGCAGGTGCTACTTTATTAACCGGACTTACTGGTAATATAGATTTTCCTCGCAATGATGCCGCTGCAACCGCAGTTTGGGAAACTGAAAACTCTGCTAACGATGAAACTAACCCAACTTTTGACAAAATCAGTATGTCACCAAATCGTTTAGGTGCATTTACTGATATTTCAAAGCAGTTGTTGGTACAGTCATCTATTGACGTTGAAAATTTTGTTAGAAACCGATTAGGAGAGGCAGTTAATCGTGCTTTAGATTATGCTTTAATTAATGGCGATAATTCAGCGCAACCATTTTTTGGTATTTTAAATACTGCTGGTATTGGATCAGTTGCTATTGGTACTGATGGTGGTCCATTAACTTATAAGCATATTATTGACCTAGAAACTGAATTAGCAGTTGATAATGCTGACTTTGGTACTTTAGCTTACCTTACTACCCCTGGTGTTAGAGGATTCCTAAAGAATACTGAAAAGGCATCTGGTACTGCTCAGTTTGTATGGATGGATGGTTTACCACCAGTAGGACAACAAGGTATTAGAACTGATATATTGAACGGATACCGTGCATTTGTATCAACCCAAGTCCCAGGCAATCTTACAAAAGGTGGAGGCACTAATTTACATTCAGTTATCTTCGGAAACTTTGCTGAATTGTTAATTGGACAATGGGCTGGTTTAGATGTAGTTATTGACCCGTACACATCATCAAAAAATGCATTAGTTACTATCGTAGTTAATTCATGGTGGGATGCAGCGGTACGTCACCCACAATCATTTGCCGCAATTAAAGATGCGGATATTACTGGCATTTAAAACTTTAAAAAAATGAAAAATATTTTAATTGGTTTATTAGTTTTTGTAGCGGTTGGAGTTACTGCATTTAAAAATGACCGTAGCAAAACGCTTGATAATAGTTATGATGATGCGTCAAGTGTATTTTATAGCTATTCTATAACAGATACTATTACAAATACTGAAATTGACACTATTAACATTCCCGTTAGCTTAGTAAGCAAATGGAGCGGTTATTGGTCAATAGTAGGTACTAATCTTAGTGGTACAAGTTATATTATGCCAACTGTTTTACAAGCAGCATCTAGCACAGATTTTACAAATGTAGCTACTTTAGATACTATAAATTCTAATGGTTATGTACAGTCTAATGAAGATGCTATAATTGGTGGTACAAAATATAGATTGATTTTAACTGGTGTTGGTTCACAGTCAACTAAGTATACTGCATACTTTGTAGCTAAAAACGAATAATGAAGGTTAGATTTTTAAAATCACCATCTGGTTTACCGTATTCCCTTGGATATTTTCAAGGGGATACGGCTGAACTTAACGATATTACCGCTAAAGAATTAATTGGTGCTGGTATTGCTGAATTAGTTTTAGAAACTAATAATCAAGAACCTGTTAAACCAATGATTGAAACTAAGATAAGCGATAAACCTAAAAAAGCTATTAAACGATGAAACCCTGGAGAGTAACTGTTGATCAAGCAAATGAATTATGGACATCCGCAGAGGTGAAAAATTATTTGAAAGTTGATGACTCAACAGATGATACTCTTATTGCTGCAATGACTAAAGCAGCCAGGGGTGAAGTAGAATCTAGGCAAAATATAAGTACATTAAATAAAACTATTGTACAAAGGTTGGAAAGATTTCCATCCAGTTATAAAGTTGCCTCAGATTACGAAAACGTTATAAAATGTTTAGTTTATCCTTTAGTTAGCGTAACATCAATTACTTATTTAGACGAAAACGGGGTTAGTCAAGTGCTATCCCCTTCTTTATATGAGGTAGATACATATAGGGGAATTATTGCTGAAGCAGTTGATCAAGATTTTCCTGATACATATCTTTCCTTAAATGATGTAACTATTACTTATGTAGCAGGATTCGGTTCTAATTCAACTGATTGTCCTGCTGACATAAGAATAGCGGTATTAAAATTAATTGCGGCTATGTACGACAATCGTACAAATGGTATTCAAAGAATGCCCACAGCTGCTGATATTATACTAAATCGCTATAAATATGATTGGGTATAATAAAAACGAAGTTATTGGTAAATTAAGAGAAAGGGCTACATTACAGAACCTTTTAATAACTCAATCTGATTCAGGTTTTATGACTGAATCATGGCAAAATGTAAATACATATTGGGCATCTGTAAATTATAGAAGTGGATTTGAAGAAGAGGAAGCGGATAGGGTAATAACTGAACAAAGTATTATATTTACTTTTAGGTATTCTAATAGTATAACTGAAAATTCAAGATTAATATATAGAAACAATTTATACCAAGTTGAAAAAATTACACTAAGTAACGACAGAAGTTTTATGTACGTTACTGCATTTTATAGAAGTGGTTATATTTTAGAAAATGTAATTACCTGTGTTGCACAATTAAATAACCTTGTTAGCTTAGATGCAAACATTAAATTAACAAGAAATTTAATTAGTAATTTAAGTGCTAATGCATCATTGACGGCTAACTTATTTACTCCTGCAATTACAATTGTATTAGTAGATTCTAATCTTTCTGCAACTGCTACATTTAATGGTACAGTTGCAAAAGTTATAAATATAGATAGCACTTTAAATGCTAGTGCTACATTATCTTCAGCAAATGCAATAATTAGCAAAAACTTATCAAGCACATTATCTGCAAGTGGTAATCTTTCAGCCTTACTAGACGTTGTTACACAAGGCATTGTTTTAGTTGATGCATCTTTAATTGCAAATGCAAATCTAAGTGCAGACATTAAACGTACTGCTACTTTAGTTAGTAGTTCGACAACATTTGCAACAACTATATTAGATGCTACAGTTAGTAAAGTAATTGAGGCATCCATGAGTGCTGCTGCTACTACTCAAAGTGCTGCACAAATAACTATTGTTGTAAATGCTGCCGCTAATGCAACTGCAAATATATCCGGGGATGCCTCATTGTCTTATTCAGTTAATGCTGCATTAGATGCATCGGCACAAGCTAATGTAAGTGCCCAAATTGCAAAAGTTATATCGGCTCAAATGACTGCAACTGCTCAAACAACTCTTGAAGCAGCAGTTGGAGTAACATTTGTATCATCTTCTGTAGCTACCGCAACACTTGTCAATGCTGACTTACTTAGAAGTGCAACCTTAGTTTCTGATTTAACTGCAACTGCAAATTTAACTACTGCAACAATAACTACTATAGATAATGTAGAGGCAAGTTTAACTGCAACTGCAAATTTAACTACTGCGGCAATTACGACGGTTGACAATGTATCTGCAAGTGTTTCGGCTGCCGCATCACTTACAAATGCTAATTTAAATGTGGCGCAACCAGACCCTAATTATGCTGATGTTTCATTATTATTACATGGTAACGGTACAGATGGAAGTACTACTTTTATTGATAATAGTCCAAATAGTTTTACAGTAACTGGTTTTGGTAATGCTCAAATAGATACTGCTATAAAACAATTTGGAACTGGTAGTTTACAATTTGACGGTAACGGTGATTATTTATCTATACCATCAAATGCAGATTTTGATTATGGCTCTGGTAATTTTACAATTGAATTTTGGGTATATTCATTATCAGCTACACAAGTTTCTGGTATTATAACAAAAAGATTATCTGGTTCAACCTATACGTCTTTACAAATTTCCATTGTTAATGGAAGAATGGCAATTGTAGGTAGTAACAATGGTACAACATGGGCATTTGATATAACTGGTACAATTCCTATTAATAATTCTACTTGGTATCACTTTGCCGTAGTTCGTAATGGTTCTTCTTTTAAAACATATATAAATGGGGTGCAAGATATTTCAACAACAAATGCAGGAACTCTTGTTGCTAATGCTGACCCAGTTTTAATTGGTAGTGGAAATACTACTAGTCAATTCTTTAACGGCTATGTAGATGAGGTTCGAATAACTAAAGGTGTCGCAAGATATACTGCTAATTTTACACCACCAGCACAAGAATTTGCTGATTCATCTGCATCAACAGTTACAGTTGACTACCTTGTAATTGCTGGTGGTGGTGGTGGTGGTGGTGAAATTGGTGCTGGAGGTGGTGCTGGTGGATATAGAACATCATATGCAACTACTGGCGGAGGTGGGACTGCTGAAACACCTATAACTTTAATTAAAGGAACATCTTATACAGTTACAGTAGGAAATGGTGGTAATGGCGGTGCTGCGGCATCTGTAAATCCAAAAGGTGAACCTGGGGGTGATAGTGTATTAGCATCTCTAATTACATCTGTTGGCGGTGGTGGTGGTGGCGCACAAGAAGGTGCAGCTAATAGAAGTGGTGGAACTGGTGGTTCTGGTGGTGGTGCTGGAAGTAGCGGTACTGCTGGCGCAAGAACAAGTAGCCCAGTACAAGGAAATAATGGAGGTGCTGGTTCAGCATCTGGAAACCTTGGTGCTGGAGGTGGTGGTGGTGCTAATGCGGTTGGAGCAACTGGTACA